AAAAAAAGATATTTTCGCAGTGGATACATGGACTATTAAATATAATAAATATTTTTTTTGTTTGATTACATATATATAAAAGCATTACAAAAGCAAAATTTTACAATGCGTTCAGCCATTATGAGTAATCAGAGAATAATTGACGAAATTGATGCAGTTAGAGATAATTTCATTCATTCTAGGCCTGAAATGATGATGTCAGTATTTAAATCAACAAGAAAAGGAGATGGCAGAACTAATAAATTGGATCATGCAGTAAGTAGGCCAATTTTTAAAGATGATCGCGGCGGAGGGTCTTCAGCATTTCAAAAACACCCATTAGGCTATCAACCACCAGGAGGGAGTACAGCAACTGCTGATCCTTTATTTTCTGGAGTTGTAGATAGGCCTGTACCAAGAGGAGGCCGTCATATGAGAGGTTCAGCAATGCTAAAAGCACCATTGCCCCTAACTGGCGAAGATTCGGAATCTGATGAAGAGGGTGCTGGATATCTTAATGGATATAGCTCAAGCGATGATGAAGATGACTATGATGATGGTGCCGGATTTGTCGACGATGTAAAAGAAAAATATCATAAAACAAAAGAATATGTTAAAGGAAAAATACCAACTAAGGCACAAATTCAAAAGGTCAGTAATGAAGTATATAAATTAATTACATCAAAAGATGCCGCCCAATTAGGAGTTGCTGGATTACAAGTCGCCGTTGGGGCATTAATTGCATCAAGACTCGGACCATATGGTGCGCCATTAACTTTGGCGGTTAATAACCAAATTAATAAAGTTGTTGCTAAACATATAAAAGACCCAAGTGAAGAACAAAGACGATCTGCTATAAAAGGAAGACCTGTAAATCGTCAATTAACTACCACAGAAGAAGAAAGCGAAGAAGAGGAAGAAGGCTTACACCCTAGAGGTGGTAAAATGAAACCTAAGGGTAAAAAGAAACCCGCTCCAATTGTTGGCAAAAAAAGAGGAGAAAAGGTCAGAGGCGCAGTAGTAGCCGAAATTATGAGAAAGAAAGGCCTATCACTTGGCGCTGCAAGTAAATATGTTAAAGATCATAATTTATACTAAATAATTAAATGGCATATTATTTTTTTTGTATTAATATAATAGAGTAAACATGCCACCAAAGGTAAAACATTTATCTAATAGAGTAAAAATGCCACCAAAGGTAAAACATTTATCTGAAGATAAAGATATGAGTGAATCCACAGAAACGCAATATGACAATTTAACAAATTCGGCAAAGAAAAAATATCATGAAATTATAACTTTTTTATCAAGTGATAGGGCTAAAACATTTGGAAAAAATGCACTTATAACTATAATATCAATGATGATAATTGGAGGGATTTCAATGAATGCCACAGAATCGATTGATCGTATCCAGCATGGCATAGATAAAGGATTATATGATAAACTTGATGATGTCCGTGAACGAGTAGAAGCTGCACTTCCGCCCGACATTACTTTAGGAAAAGTTAATAAAGATCTACAAGGCCTGATAGTTACGATGTTATCACATGTAGGGGGCGGCAGAGGTAATATGAGGGCGCCTTACTTTAACTTTACTGGGCGTGGGCTTAAAAACATAAAACACCAAGTTGAGGATCCCAAAAAAGGGATTGTAAAAACAATAACTGACAAGATTCAAGCATTTATTAAAAAGAATAAATTAGCGGTGGCAAGTTCGGCGACTGCGGCAACTGCTCTTGCGATTACTATTGGTTATGTAATTGCTATAACTGGGGGGCGATCAGATGAAATTAATCGATTTATCACAAATAATGGACATGCATTAATAGTTTATTTTACAGAAATGGGGTCTACTAGTCGTGCTAATATTAGTAAATTTGTTCAAACCGCTCTAGATGCTATGGGTAATTTATATTATGATATATCATTTATTAGAGGTAGAGGACTGTCAGGGGGCGAGGTAAAAGAAAAGTCTTCTAAAAGCACCACTGAGCAAATTAAAGATACTATGAAATCAATAGGTAAGAAAATTTATGATGTTGCCGTTAGTGAGACAGGTCAAGCAATTGGGCAGGGATTACTATTTACTTTAATTTTAGCTGGTGTCGCATATGGACTCGGACCAAGGGCGGCACAATTGGCAAGGCCTATGATCGAACATATGCAGAATAGATTAGGTCACAATACTGGACTCGATCACAATGCAGTGCATGATGTAAATAGCGACTTTATGACCAATGCTGAGGTTCAATATTGGAAAAATGTACAAACTATTCTTATAAATACAGAAGAATCAAATGATTATGTTCGAAAAGAGGCACTTTCGCACTTAAAGTCTGACACCCCAAATGCCAATTTATACCATATGCGACACCCAGAGTTATATGAGGAATTACTGAATAATGCTCCAAATTCTATTATTCGGGCAAGGGGATTAAATAGTAAAGGCTCTGGCATTATTAAAGATACCGCAAACCTAGCCCATAAATATATTATGTCTGAAGAGGGTAGGACATTAGGCAAAACAGCATTAACTGCATTAATACTTGCGGCAATCTCAAAAGGTGTTACCGATGTAGCATCATCAGAAATTTATGACTATGCTGATAAACCAGCGCGCGAGAGAGAAATGTATAATAAATATAGGGAATCTAGATCTAACAGAAGTGCAGCAAGATGGGCAAATGAACATAGAAATAATGGACATTTTGACAATCCCGAGATAAGACTTTAAAGAAGTAAAATATATTTTTTTTAAACTATAAAAATCTATATATAAGCAAGCTTTTTCCAAAAGGTTATTTACTTAAAGATAATGTCAAAATATAATAAAAAATCCAAAGGCAAAAAACAAATAAAATATAAATCGGAATCGGATGAGGATGAGGATATTATTGCGATTAAAAAAGATCCAACTATAACAATGGTATTATATAATATTTTAACATCTGATTTTGTAAAAGGATTATCTGCAGATATGGCAAAATTTGTAGCAATGTTTTTATTGAGTAGTTATTTAAGGGGGGAGCCTTTACCATTAAATTTATTTAATCGCGCTATTAATAGAGAGATTAATGCGGCAGCCGAGGCCGTAGATATAGCAACCCAAACGGAAGCAAATATAAATAATACATTAACCCAAATGGAAATGAAAGCAAATGGAAATTTATTATATGATGAAGATGACCCAGGATATAAATTGCCAACTATATTAAATGCGCTAGATACATTTGAAGGGCGTAAAAAGTCCGCATCCATAAGTATAGATGAACTGGGACGTAATATTGACAGGGATGTTAATACAATATTAGAAGGATTTAGTAACCCATCAATGATGAATTTACCCGAAGAAGAGACAAAAGAAACAATTTCCGCAGGATTAAAAAAGAGCATAAAAGGAGGCCGTACCCCTATTAGGCGTGTTGCCAATGCAAATGTAATTCATGTTGAATATCATGGCACATTTTCTACCATTGTATCAGGTATAATTACGGATGCGATTGCTTATGCTAGACGGCATAATATACCAAATAGAGTATTACACACCGTATTAGAAATATTGGCCAGTACAGCAATTGCTCTACTTATTTATGGAGTAATACATTCAACTTTAACACTTGGTGAACATTTAAGCGAGAACTATATGGATTATAAAGCAATGTTTACCCATTATATGGCGGAGTATAGAAATAAAAGAACTCCAAAAACGGCAAATGATTTCGCTAATGATGAAGAGCATTATAAAAGTTGGGGAAGGGAAAATAGAGGAGGGTCGCTGGCGGGTGGGAAGAATAAAGCGAAAGGCAAAGTTGCGACCGAGGCAAATGATACAAAAGAGGAGATTAAAGAAATAGAAGAATCTAGTTGGTTTAGGAGATTTTATAAAAATACAATTAAGCCCACTGCTAAAAAAATGTATGATGTGGCTACTTCCGACGAAGCCATAACTGCTGCTAAGATAACCGCCCAAATATTAATTTTAAGTTTATTAATGTATGCCGCAAATGAGGCAAAGGGTGCTATGTATGAATATATAGGCCGACCAGCATATGATAGAACAATGCAGGCATATTATGGTATGCAAAATCCATTACGTAATTTAAATGAAATGGAAGACCTTATATCATTAGATCCAAAACACCCAAATTATAAAAATTATAAGGATATGTTTAGAGCATCGGAGTCGAGATTGCAAAAAATGGGACCTAAAAATAGAGAATTATTTTTTAAAGAAAATCCAGAAAGTGATATGCGGAAATATTTCCCAGTTGAAACCGAAGAGGAGTCAAAAGAGGGCGAATTGTATGCAGAAAGGGCAAGGGTTGCCCAAGAAGAGTTAAGGTTATTAAGATTAGCCAATGATGAAAGAATAGCCAATGATGAAATAATAGCAGAAAGAGCAAGGGTTGCCCAAGAAGAGTTAAGGTTATTAAGATTAGCCAATGATGAAAGAATAGCCAATGATGAAAGAATAGCTGCAGCTGCAAGAGCCGCCGAAGCAGCAAGAATTGCCGCTGATTCAGAATGGAACGAAAGGGCATCAATGGGTAGGGCAGACACCGAGTCATATAGACTTAGTAATGCCGAAAAAGATGCAGAAATGGCAAAACGACTATCCGATGCGGTTAGGGATGCCGAAAGGGCTTCTGAGATTAGTCGAGCCAGATACAGTGCAGAACTAGCAAAGCAAAGTGAGGTATCTAAAGCAGCAAGAGAAAGAAAAGCGACAAAAGAAGCAGAAAAGGCGAGAGCATTAGAGATTGCAAAAGCAGACTTAGCTAGAAGAGAGGCAGAAAAAAAGGCACAAAAAAAGGGTAAGGGTAAAGGATTAAGTGAATTTTTTAATACAGAAAACTCGGTAAATCAGACTAGTAATAAATTTTATAAATTTATTGCATCAGATGATGTAAAAAACATGGCAAAAACTGCAGTAGTTGGGTTAATTGGTGCGGTTTTAACAATATTAGCATCACAGGGGACGGGATCGGCCACGCCAATCGCGCAAAAAAAAATAACCACTTTAACACCGCGACAGATTGATACAGATCTGTCATATTATGGAATTCCCGACTATTAATTTATTTAATTCTTTAATATTTTTTTTTATGTCTTTATGCTCCCCCCAAAGAATATACATACTATATAAACTTGGACTCGGAATCAAATTATCGATCAATGTTTGCTCCCTTGGATTGGTATAATGTCTCATTATATAACGATATCGCAAATCTTTGTCTCCATGATCTATATACGTCCCATGGACTGGATTTAACAATCCAAAATCATATTTATCACCATTTACCAGAGTTACTTGAAATCTTTTATTTCTTTTTGTACTTGCTCGTATGCTTTTAATCTTTTCTCCCTTTCGATCTCCCATTGTGAATGTTCTTTGAAAAACTTAGTATATCTTATATGATCATCTATTACTGTATAAATCAAAATTCCAGCAATGGAAAATATAATTGGATGTTTTTTAATCATTATTATATATAACATTTTAAAAAACACTTTTTAAAAAAAAGTATATCAAAAAATAAAAATGGAAAACAAATTTGATGCAATTTCTTATATGGTAAGTGCAAATGACATAAAAAGAATACTTGGGCATGATATCAAAATAGTTAAGTTTCCAGATCTCGTAGAATATAATTCTATGCAAGAAGTATTGCCATTTCCAAATGATTGTGCTATATTATTTTTTCTTGATGAAGTAACTCCTACAAATAATATTGGACATTGGACTTGCATCATGCGAAATGGCAATAGGTATGAATTTTTTGACAGTTATGGACTTAGTAGTAAAGAAGATCTTGATCATATTGATAAAGAAAAAAGAGCAAAATTCGGGGAGCAAAATGATTATTTAAAAGAACTTGGTGGTAAGATGTTAACACACAATCCAGTTCAATATCAGTCATGGGATCCAAAAAGTGCATGTTGTGGCCGATATGCAATAATCCGTTTATTAGCATTTATGTCTGGAATTACCAATCCAAAATCCTTTTATAAATTTATGTCAGATGCAAAAAAACAATATGGTGCGAAATCATTTGATGAGCTGGCAGTTATGTTAACATCCGGATAACAAATAAATATTTAATTTAATTTTATAAAAAAATATTTATATAAATATATAATAATTTAAATTTTTTGATATTTATATAAATATTTTTTTAAAAAATGGCAAAAGAAATTTCTCAAGAATTAATTGACAACTTGGTAGATGAGATGGTAGAAGGTGGAAAGATAAATATTGAAGAGATTGGAGGCGGTGGTCGTAAAAATAGAGAAACTACAGAAAGCACAAAAAAAGTATATCTGAATAACATAATTCGATTAAACAATAAGCAACCAATCAAAATCAAAAAGAATGGTCAATTTGATTTTGATTTTCTCAAAGATACAGATAAAATTTTAGAACGATTGGGTCGATTGAAAGGCAATTCTCAAAGAACATATTTAATTTCTATCGTTACCACATTACGAGGATTGAAGCAATATGAAACAGTTTATAATATGTATTACGAGTTGATGATGAGGCTTGCAGAAGAGTTAAAGAAAAATGGAAACACCAAGAGCGAAACACAAAAAGAAAACTGGATTGAACAAAATAAAGTAATTGAAATTTATGAAAATTTGAAAGCCGAAGCTGTGCCACTTTTGAACAAAAAGAAGGTAACTGATCAAGAATGGGAAATTATTCTTTCATTTGTTGTTTTGTCACTTTATGTTTTGCAAGCACCACGTAGAAACAAGGACTATCAGCTCATGCTATATGTAAATGACAAAAATTTGATTAATTCGGAAACTGCGGCGGATTTTAATTATTATTTGCCTAAGGAAAAAGTCATGCAATTTAATCAATATAAGACAAAGGGAAGCTATCAAATGCAAGAAACAACAGTTTGCCCAGAATTGGCGACCATCATTGCGGGATATGTTAAGCTTCACCCATTGAGAAAGCAAAAGAATTTCTATTTATTGGTTAATTATAAAGGTGAACCATTATTGGCAGTTAATGCAATTACCAGAATATTGAATAAGATCTTTGGGCAACGAATTGGGGCCTCAATGTTGCGGAATATCTATTTATCTGATAAGTTTAAGGGACACATGGATGAATTGAACAAGATAACTACGGCAATGGGAACATCTGCATCTACAGGCATCGGGACATACATCAAAATGGATAGTTAAAATTAAAACTTCTTTTTTTTTGTATATTTTATACAATATAATGTCAAAATTAGGAAAAACAACCGCGACACATTCACATCATGGATTTCAAATACAATCGGTATTAGTGCCAAAAGATAAATTCACACGATCAGAAGCGATAAAATATATAAGAGAACATTTCCAGTATAAGAAAATAGATTCTACTCAAAGAAAGAACTTTTATTCATTTAGACAGATAGATCCGACTAAAAATAGTAAGTACTTTACAAAAGTATTAGACAATGGCGTAGAATTAGTTTTTGAAAAGCCGCCTATAGGGAAAGACAGTATAAAGCCGCGAGATCTAGGGGGATCTTTAAAAGTAAATGAAATATATCAAGTAATTCAAAATGGGTATACTTGGCCAAAATTAACGCCAATCCCACAATTTACATTTATAAAAGATTTATCAAGTAAATACCATCAAGTATACGAAAATAAAAAAGATAAGAAAATTATACTTAATTATACCGGTAGTAAAGGGGTAGTTGACCTATTAAATAATTTTGATTATTTATTTCAAGTATATCCACTTACACCACGGTTTTTAACGGCAAAAGAAGCATTTGATAAAGTATTAAAAGAATTTCCAACTTATGCCATTACACTTGTATCGCATAGCCAGGGCGGAATCATTACAAGAGAACTATCAAGATTATATGGTGATGAAATATTCGAAATTATTGCTTTAAATCCCGGAGAATTATCCTTCGTTGAAGATATTAAATCTTATTTTGGTGAAGGTAAAAGAAATAAAGAAAATGAATATACTATTAAATCAGAACTTGATTTTGCTTCATTTTTTGCAAAAAAAAATAAAAATGATATTGTTATCCCTAAAATGTCAAATAATACTATAAAAGAGCATAAAGCTGAAATATTACTTAGACTTAATCCAGATTTGGTGATTGGAAGAAAATAAAACTAAATATGTAAATGGGAATTGAAACCTTGATTTGGGTGGACAATTTCGGCAAATCTTTAAGCTTTAGGGTAATTTTATAAGGATTGCGGCCGATGTTCATCATATTTTAGTATGGGAGGACTTTTTCAATACTTTTTCTGTAGAATATTTTTTTCATAATTATAAAATCCATTTTTACTTTTACTTATACTTTCTTCCCAAATTTATCTGTAAAGTGTAAAAATATATAAGATACAAAAATATAACTTAAAAATAAGCCTCCCTTCATCATATTTTTCAAATTTTGTGCTTCCCAAATAGGGGGTTCACTTCCCATGCATAAATTAATATATTTATATTAATAATTAATTATTTTATATTAAACAAAAAATATTTATATAAATATATTAACATATAAATTTTTTTATTTTTGAATTTACAATTTTCTAACTTTACAATTTTTGAAAATGTCCGATTATCAAAAAAACTATTTAAGGAAATCCGGCCTTGTGGGTGTAAAAATGATTGAAGCTTTTGATCTTGTAAAAATCCGCAGAATTATGCAAGCAGATGCGGCTAAAGACCCTAAAGCTAAATTATTAAATGATGATGATATTAAAAAAATGGATGCTTATTTACAATCCTTTGATGGTGTGTCCGAAAGAGAAATTACATATGTATTTGGTGCAACAAGTGATTGCGATTATGGTAGACTTTATGGTAGCCGCTCATTTGGTCAATTTTGGTCATATGTTAAAAATACCGTATGTTATGATTTAGATGAACATGGAACCCGTTCATCAATTTATATTGATATTGATATGGTTAATTGTCAAGCTACTATAATGTGGCAAATTGCAACATCACCAAGTCATAACCTTAATTTCACCGAAATTGAGTTACCACAATTTAAAAGATATGTTACAAAACGGGAAATATATATGAATGAGGTAATGAAGCATTATAAAGTTAGTAAGAGACTCGTAAAACTATTATTTACATCTTTAATGAATGGTGGCACATTGTTTGGATGGCAGCAAAAAAATGATATTCATTGTAGTGAAGAAATGGCTTGTTTAAAACAATTTGCGGCAGAAGCTGAATCCATAGCAGTACGATTTAATGGTACAAATCTGGAACTTGCTACAAGAATTACATCCGATGTAGAATTTAAATCCGATGTTAATATCACCGCAAAAGTATTTTCAAGGGTTGTAAAGAATATTGAATCCTTATGTTTAGAAAAATTATATATACGACTTAAAAAACCTAAATATGGCACATTAGAACATGATGGCATGCGAGTCCGCCGGTCTGACTATTCTGATGACGAATTGATTGAAGCAATGGGTGGGGCAATGGTTGATATTAAAAATGATATGGATATTGATATTTCAGTATCATTTAAACCAAAAGTGCCAACTGAGCAGGAATTCTTACCGATGGCTGATATATCGGTAGGCGATGAGGGATTTGAATGTTTTGACAATGATATTTTTGAATCACTTAAGACATATCAAGAAAAAAAGAAGTATTTTGAAATATTTCATTTTTTAGTCCTTACCCCAACACCAAAATATTATCATCTATACTGGAAAGATGAAGGATATGGTGGAAGGCTTGAATTCAATGACTGGAATGCAAAAACGGATTTAAATACGGCCTACCGCAACCGCTTTTTCATTGAAATGGTTAAAACTGAAAAAGAAGTTAAAGGTGAGAAGATTGTAAAATATGTACCAAAAAAAGTTAAATTTGTAGATAGATGGGTTGATGATCCAAAAATAAGAACATATAATGAAATTGATTTTATCCCAAGCAACAAAATAGCCTCAAAATTGCAATACTGGGATGGTAAGAATGAAAGAAAATATAATTCATTTCTTGGATATTCATTAAAATGCCTTCCCCTTGCCATAAATGAAACACTTGCAAGTTCATTATTAAAAACATGGACTGATTTAGTTTTTGAGCTTTGTGGTGCTAATCAAAAATTTTACGATTTATATATTAATGCACTGGCTCATAAAATTCAATTTCCTAATGAAAAGTCAAGAGCTGGTTGTTTCATTTTTAAATCTTTACAAGGTAGTGGTAAAAATATGTCATTAACTCCATTTGAAACAATACTTGGCGAATATTACATTTCAAGTAGTGAAGAACGGGATTTTTGGGGTACATATGCAGATTCATTTTATAGGAAAATATTAGTCAATTTAAATGAGATGCAATTAGATAAAAATGGCCATGAATATGAGGGTAAGATAAAGGCATTTATAACTGAAGAATGGATGTCTATGAATCAAAAATTTAAAAAAGTTAGAAAGGTCAGAAATACGGCTTTACCTATTATATTTACAAATAAACCTAAGCCGTTTGCAATTGATTTTAGAACTGGCGATCGACGAATTAATGCAACAGAGGCAACGACCAAATATCAACAATATGGTGAAGATTTCTGGACTGGTATGTATAAAGTATTTAAATCTGATAAATTTATTTCAATATTTTATAAATTTTTGGTCAGCCGTGATATTAGTAATGTAAGCTGGAAACAAGTAAAGACTCCCGCCTATTTAGAAATGGCAATGCAATTTGTACCTATAGAAATTTTATGGCTTGGCGATTGGGTTGAAAATCAAATAAATATGCATAATGCATTTGCGAGGGAAACATGGGAAACAAGATTTACTGTATCGGAGTTATATACTAATTATATGGCATTTTGCACTGATTACAATATTAAGGCCGATATGGTATTGAATAAACATAAATTCACAACAGCAATTGTTGATTTGAATTTAGGAATAACTGCCAAAAAATCATCAATAATGGTTTTTGATATGGATCTTGTTGCGGTAAAAGAGGAATTGATTAAACGAAAATTAATAATTCGGGATGATGTTGAGCCGGCGATTGAAGTTGAAGAGGCCCCAAAAAATAATATTTCTATTTTTGAAATGTATGGATTTAATCCAGAAGATATTTAGGGGTTCTTACCCTCATATTCATGGAACCCCGCTTTTTTTAAAAAGTGATTAAAAAAGTGATTAAAAAAATTTATATTAAATATTAAATATATATATTAATATATAATAATAATTTTTTTTTAAAAAGTGTTTTTAAAAATGGCAACACCAAAAGTTTGTAAAGCTTTTAAAAATGGGCTACATGAAAGAGGATTAGCATTTGAAGATGTTAAAAAATGGGAATTTTGTGGTGGTCGCGGTGAGTTCACAAATCATTTTCTTTATTTTAAAAAATGTTTTCCAAATCATGAACTTCCAGAATTTAAAAAAATATGTGTATGTGGTCAAATATTATATGTAAATAATGGCTATATCCGAAAAGATCAAACCGTGTTAACCCCCGATGAAGTAACAAAAGAATTTTTAATTATTGGAATATGTTGCACTGATCATTTTCTTGAGTCTAGGGTTTCGCGACTTTGTGATACATGTAAACAGCCACATAAATCACATTATGCGACTGTTGGTAATACATGTAGAAAATGCCGCGAAATATTAAAAAAGGATCAAAAGCCATTTAAAAAATTATTTAAAGATGTTACCCGGGAAATATTACATAATGGCAATTTTGAAATTAAAAATCCTAAAGTAAGGGAAGCAAAGGCAAAGGCCGAAATGCTTGCTGCACAAAAGGCCGCAAAAGATGCCGCCGAAAAATGGGCCGCCGAAAAAGAAAAAAAGAAATTAGAATATGAGAATGCAAAAATTATTTATTTTGATTTTCCACATTCTTTTAAAAAAGATTATTTAAAGACACTTAAAGATCCTTCATTTGATGATTGTGAAAAAGAAAGAAATAAATTTACATATTATCCAGAATTAAAAATATGGTTTTGTAGAAATACGGCTTATTTCAGAAAATGGGTTGCCGAACACACGGATTTACCATTATCTTTAAATTCATATGTAATAAAAAATATTGATGACTTTAGATATAAAAGATATACAAATCACAGGGCAGAATATAATATTAAATCAATAATGTCAAAATTAAATTTACCATTTAATGAAACAGTCAATTATATAAAGAAATTGGGTTATTACTTTGATGGTGAAAAAAAATTATGGTACAAACAATATTGAATTATTTAATTATTTTTTTTTTGTATTGAAAAAATATATATTAATATATATAATAATTTTTTTTATATATGTATATAAATATATAATAATTTTTTAACAAAATGGATATCGCTGAAAAATTAGAAGCTTATGAAAAATTGATGACTCAACGAAGAAATGCAGTTAAAGGCTGGCAAAGGCGAAATAAAGATAAGGTAATTGAATATAAAAAGGAATATGTTAAAAAAAATCGAGATAAAGCGGTTAAATATGCAACCAACTATAATCGGAATAATAAGGATAAATATAAAGAATATCAACTATTATATAGGCAATCATATTTATTAAGAAAATTGCCATTTTTTGCGAACGATGATTCATCACCAATTGCAGCCGTTAATTGAGGCCCCAATAACGGACTTAAAGGCTCAAAAAAAATACATGATTGAAAATATTCAATATATGAATAAAGAAATAAAATCTTTAATCTTACAAGTCGTAATCATTTATATTGATAATCTTGCGGGCGAGAGAGTAAAAAATGCGGAAGCCGTAACAACTGCCCTTGCTAATGGATTATTAATTCAAGCCCCAAATGGGCTTAATATTAATTTAGATAAATTAGATGAATCCACAATTCGACAAATATATAATATAATTTACAACAGAATGGAAATTTTAAATACTCCGGTCCGCCAACGATCATATCCAATTTTTAATTTTGACCCAACATCTTAACGCCCAAATTGTTTAACCGGTATAATCATTTTTTCTGTAACCATCATCATCGGATATGATTTAACCACCGTGACCGCCCTGCCTTGAATATCATCAATGGCTTCAATTTGTTTTTTTGAGAATCCGAGATATTGCCCCAATAAATAAGCCCTTGACCTTCCAGCCAAACTTGCAGGAAAAAACGTGAGCGAATGACACTCATTTAATATGCCTTTAGTCTCAAGGCCACCGCATGCAATATGACTTAGATAAATTACTGATGCCGCAGCATGGCGCCCAGTGTTAAGTAATTTGCCTAATAAATCCCTTAATTTTAATTTCATCGGTTTAGAAGTTATACAGTCGCAATCATCAAATATAAGTAATGAGTTTGCGAAATCTTCGGCATTTAATTCCGCGGCAAGAAATTCCTCATCTAATTTAATTCTTTCAATATCTTTAACCCTTTCAATGCTACTATCACTATCCACATAAGATAATAAATATACTGGATTTTGTGGATGTTGTTTTTTATATGCATTGGCTAAATCTGAGGCAAAATAACTCTTGCCACTCCCAGATGCACCACAAATATAAGAGATAAAGCGTTCTTTATTTTCATCAGGGATATATTGAAATTTCTCACCAGATTTTAAATATAATGATGGATAATTATTTTGAGCCCCTGAATGCTCATCTAAAAAGATTTCGACGTCCTTCTTTTTCTTACCTTTTCCCTTTTCACCCTCGCGCACAATTTTAGCAATTGGAAAGCCCTCATGTTCGTAGTTTAACGTCATCCGCACTGCGTAGCGGTCGCTTTTTGATATACTTTTTCCCTGAAAAAGTGTTGCAAAAAAACAATATTATATAAATATATTTTTTATATTAGTTAAATTAATTAAATCATACAATTGCCTTATCTCGTATTTTTTTATCGAATTTTTTTAATTGGCGCTTAACTACACCACCCTCTGTTGGTTTATCTTCTTTCTCTGCTAATGCATTTTTTTTCTTTAAATTAGACTCAATAATTGCCATCATATCTTTACTCTCTCGTTTGATGGAATTTTGGCGGTAATAGCCTTTTGAAACTGACTTTAGCAAATTGGGCATATTTTCCTTTCTTCGTTATATCTATAGTAATAAACAAAAAAAAAATAATTATTATTATATTTTTAAGCATATGCTGTAAATGATGATCCAGTCCAGTAAAATATAATCTCACCAGCATTTGTTGTGACAACAGAGGCAAATACTGTAATAGTTGCGGATGTATTATATGTAATAACTCTATTTACTGAAGAGCCATGGACTTTAATAAAGAACCCAGCAGGAACTCCGCCCAATCCAGAATTTGATATTGTAAAATTAGCAGTTGCGATATAACAAGTTCCATTATTTGAAATAGTTGGTGTAATTGTTCCAGCTCCTTGAGTGATAGTTGTATAACTATTTGGGCTATATACATCTGAGCCATTGAAAGTAAATGGTTGAATAAGTGCGCCATCGCCAGTATCAATTATACACCCAGATTCTCCAATAATTAAACTCTCTGTATTAACCGCGGAAATACTGTTTGTGTTCACACTCATGAAATAGAGCAATTCATTAGCACCAAATGCCCCAACTGGATTAACTGGTGATAAAGTTAATGCAACTGCAGTATGTAAGTATTTAAATGGGATTGGATATGAATTATCAAACATATAATAATATATATAAGGAATTCCGGCCGTTATTACAGCCGGTGCCGATGCTGGTACATAACTTCTTCTTGAATTATAGAAGTTTGGAGTTGTTGCTGGTAAAGTATATACAGATATGAATGGCTTTGACGTTGTCGTCAAACTCACAAATGTAAAATAAAATCCTTTAAGATTGCTAACCACATATGAACTTGGCTGAAATGAATTAGCCCAAGATATATTATTATATGTAGAACTTATATTTTGATAAAACCAGCCATTATATCCTGATTGAGTAGCTGCAGCGGTTGGTATCATTGGTGGCGAACTTGGTAATGATCCATAAATTGTGGCAGAATTTGCAACTCTTAATGGTGATGCATATTGTAATTTTTGAATGCTTTGAGTATTTTGTATTACTTGATTGCTCCAGCCATAATTTACACCACCAGATGATACCAATGCTTGACCAGCTACACCTACTGGGACTTGAAATCCTGCTCCAGTTGGCCCAGTTGGCCCAGTTGGCCCAGTTGATCCCGTGGCTCCAGTTGGCCCAGTTGCTCCAGTTGATCCCGTGGCTCCAGTTGGCCCAGTTGCTCCAGTTGATCCCGTGGCTCCAGTATCTCCAGTTGCTCCAGTATCTCCAGTTGGCCCAGTTGGTCCAGTATCTCCAGTTGGCCCAGTTGGTCCAGTATCTCCAGTATCTCCCATAGCCCCAGTTGGTCCAGTATCTCCCATAGCACCAGTTGCGCCAGTTAAAGCCAAAGCCATTTGATAGCCTTTAATATCATTAATTGTTATACTTCCAGTAAAATTTCCAGTAGTGTACCAATAAAATCCTTGCGGAGATACATTATTATATAATTGGCTAACAATAGGATTACCATTTTGAAAAAGGGTTAAATATGTTCCATCAAATAACATTGAAATTAAATCACCGCCTACATAACTATAATGAGAATGATCATCAAATCCAGTAGATGTTATAAAATATTGCGATACTCCATTATTGACTAATACAATATTGTAATTTTGAGTTCCAATAATTGGATTATCAGTCCCACTTACTAATGACGGTATTTGAAATTGTATATACGCACTTGCGTCTACAATATTAAATTGCTCAGTTGATGCTATAGTACCATAATTAAAATTAGCGGTAACACTTGTTGACGAATTAAAAACAAATGTTCTGGGATCGCTTTGACTAACAATGTATAACTGTAAAAAAGATTGCCCAAATGCCCCAGTTGCTCCAGTATTACCAGTTGCACCAGTTGCTCCAGTTGCTCCAGTATTACCAGTTTCTCCGGTTGGCCCAGTTTCTCCGGTTGGCCCAGTCATGCCTTCAATTCCTTGCGGCCCAGTTTCTCCAGTCGGTCCAGTTTCTCCAGTCGGTCCAGTTTCGCCAGTTGGCCCAGTTTCTCCGGTTGGTCCAGTCATGCCTTCAATTCCTTGCGGCCCAGTTTCTCCAGTCGGTCCAGTTTCGCCAGTTTCGCCAGTTGGTCCAGTCATGCCTTCAATTCCTTGCGGCCCAGTTTCTCCAGTCGGTCCAGTCATACCCATTGGCCCAGTTTCTCCGGTTTCGCCAGTTGGTCCAGTTTCTCCAGTCGGTCCAGTCATACCCATTGGCCCAGTTGCTCCAGTACCAACTGCAGTCCCTGCTATTCCTTGTGGCCCAGTCATACCAGTAGGCCCCATTGGCCCAGTTGCTCCAGTATTTACTGCAGTTCCTGCAATACCTTGTGGACCAGTCATGCCAGTTGGCCCAGCTATACCAGCCGCCCCAGTTGGTCCAGCTATACCAGCTGCCCCAGTTGCTCCAGTATATCCAATTGGGCCAGTTGCTCCAGTATATCCATGTGCGCCAGTTGCTCCAGTATATGATTCACCAGTATATGCAGTGACCTGAACAGATGAGTCCGTAAATGTAATAGAAGTTAAATTTCGTAAATTTGTGGCACTATCTTGGTAATAAGTTTCTGATTGAGGCAATGTCTCATCAGCGACATATTTTAACTGATTATGTGTAAAATTGCCTTTGAAAAGAGTTCTCGCTGACATCTTTAAAATAAACTTTTTTCTTATTATATTCATAAAGATATAACATTTTATAAAAAAATATATAATGAGTTTTAGAAGTAGCCTCGATCAGAGAACATCTTGTTCCGGAATCTTTTTTTCTAATTCAACTTGCCAAACACAAAGTAATACGGCAATTCAGACTAATTCTGCATATTTAGCATCATTGCAATATGTGCAAGATTTTACTAATTATTTTATATATTTAACATATTTACAACCAACAAATCCTACATTTCAAGGCCTTATGAATGGGCAAAATATTACTTTATCTGATAATTTATCAACACCAGCAATAAGCAATCCTTGCAACTTTACAGGATCGCCAACTATACAGGGGCAAAATATTGAATATGATATATTAGGAGAAGTTAAAATGTTTATAAATGAATTAGCGCCAAATTATTTACTTTGTGATGGCGCAAGTTATCCAACATCGGGTTATCCATATTTATTTAATATAATTGGCTATACATATGGAGGCAGTGGTGATAATTTTAATGTTCCAAATTTTGAAAGTAGATTTCCAATAGGGGCAAATTCAAGTAATGCGAATAATAATCCTACAAGTAATTTTGCATATGGTAATGGAACATCTGGAGGTGTTAATACATATTTAACAACTTGTAATTTTGCGGGTGCCACTACTACAAATCCACCATTGGTACAATTTGCAACTTCTCATAATCATCAAATTAGCGACCCTACACATTCGCATACTTATAATTTTAATGCAGATTATAATGATTATGTAGTTTATGCACCAGACCCAATCACACCAACTAATATAATGCAACCGCCATCATCAACTAGTTATGGTGCAACATCAATAAACTATTCTAATCTTATGATTCTGGGACAGGGTGAAAATATACAATCAATTGATCCTATAAGTGGATTAAATGGGGTAAATATAAATCCGCCATATGTTGCCGTTAAATTTTGCATTTGCTTCATTCAAAATTATTAAAATCTTTTTAATATAAATAGATAAAATGTCATACAGAAGTTCATTATCTCAAAGGCGATTAGATGGGGTATATTTTCAAAATAGTACAGCCACGGATTGGCCAATAACAGAGACAAATTTGGCATATCTTGCAAATCTTCAATATGTTCAAGATTTTATCCAATCTGCATATTCTGGGTTTATGACGATAATTAACCCCCAGTTCACAGGCACAATGACCGGAGGGTCTATATCTTTAACTGGTGAGTTGATTGTTCCTACAATTTCGAGTTCTACTAATTTTACAAGCATACCGACTATAACGACTAATAATACAGTTTATAATATAAGTACCGTGCCATCGGGTACCATAAAAATATTAATTTCTAATGTAATAAGCCCTCCAGCTGGATTTTTACCATGTAATGGTGCATCATATGCAACAACTGCATATCCTGCATTATTTAATGCAATTGGCTATACATACGGTGGCAGTGGATCAAGTTTTAGTGTTCCAAATATGGAATCATATTTTCCCATTGGTGGTAATGGTGTGAATGCTTTAGGCTGTTCAACGAGTAATTATGCAACTGGAAACGGTACATCTGGGGCAACTAATACATACGCAACAACTTCAAATTTTGGAGGTGCAACTACGGCAGTAGCCCCTGTAATGACACAAGTGCCAAGCCATACACATGCACTTAATGACCCAGGTCATAATCATATTTCAAATTTGGGCGCATATGAAGTACCATATATAACCACCCCACCAGTAGGCCTATCCATTATCACCCCCGCTGGTGGTCTTGGTACTGGAACAAGTACAACAAATATTACAATCCTACCAACTGGCACAGATATACAAGCAACTGA